TGCCTTCGAGAAGGTCAATGATTTGAGCTTCGCCGTTGTTTTTGGCTTCTTCCATGCCGTTGATTGTTACGGTGGCAGCGTACTGTCCCCAGTCGTACTCAGCAGCCGAAATGCCTGTCTGAGCAGTCGTTGAAATAGTGTCGGTGCCGCTGTACGAACCAGCGGTTGAGTTGGTTCCATAAATTACTGGTACAACGATCTTTGCACCACCCGAAACTGTTCGCATTGTTGACGAGTTTGTCAACGCATAGAAGAGCGGACGGGCACTGAAAATATTGTCAACCAGCTTAGGGACGTAGTTATTGAGAGTCGTAGTCAGAATCTCATCGAAATTGCTGTTCCCAGCCATTTGTTATTTCTCCTAAAAGGTTAAGTGCTTAATTGTTTCTTTGCCAATTCAAACGCTTCCCTGATACTGCCAGCCTTACCTTCAGGCTTTGGTTGGGTTCCCGATTGGGTTGACCCACCTGGAGTAACAACAGCCGCCTCACGTTTCTGATTCGTAATTTCCTGTTCTTTCTGCAGTTTGTCCGCTGTCGTTTTAACGTCGTTAAATTGCCAGTGGGCGTATGCCGCTTCAAGATTAGGTATTTGATTCTTTAACGCATGATTGAGAAGTTCGCGAGAATCAAATTCTCCGTACCTCTCTTGCAGCTTTTGGACCTCGTTTTCTATAGCGGTTTGACGTGCTGCTGCTTCTTGCCTTTCGATTTTCTGCTCTAGATGAGCCAATCTTTTAGCTGTGGGGTCTTCTTCTTCCCACTCGTCGGGTTCCTGTGCGGTAGCAGCAGGAGTGTCCAAATCAAAAGATCTAGCTAAAACCTTTAATGTTTCTTCTGGGTTTGATTCTAAAGCGGATACAATCGCTTCGGCTTGTTGCAAGCGTTCACGTTCTGCAGATATCTCCTGCGTTTTACGGGTGTAATCCGCTTGACGCTGATATCCGTTCAAAAGTTCACTTTCGGGTATCTGCATTTCCTCGCCGTCCACCTTTACGGTGTACATTGGCTCGTCTACTGCAGGTCCTTCATCAACTTCAATATGGTCTGAAGCTTCAAGATTGTCCACAGGTTCTGTGGATTCCGTCATAACTTCTGTTTCTTCGGGCACTAGCCCCTCCTAGGAGTCTTCAATGAGTTGCTCCTATAAGAATATAGCCGTGTCCCATTTACAAAGCAGGGAGTTCCATCCCCATTTGTCCTTGCAACTGGGCTAGAAGCTCTGGTGGGACTCCACCAGTTGGCGCAAAAGCGCCTCCTTCTGCTGGAGGCATAGGTGCTCCTCCCATCATGGGAGGCATACCTGCCGCAGCAGGGTCTTCTGGCGGAAGTTGTTCTTCTGCCGCCATTGTTTGCTGATCTGGTTGTTGAATCAGGAACTTTTCGGGGTCTTTGATCCCGAAACCTGATTCCAACACATGAACAGCGAGCGCTTGGGGGTCGATTACCGTTCCCACAAGTGGGGCCACAGCATTCATCAAACTGATTGCCTGCTGCTTCCGAATGGTTTCGTTCATCGGCTGAGTTGAGCCTGCTTGAACTGAGAAATCGTATTCTCCCACGATATCTTCACGGTTATATTCAATAAAGAGATCTTGCCCTTTACCTGAAACCCGAGCCATGTGTTCACCAGTCATGAATTGTTGCATGAGTTGAATCACACGACGAGCGACTGCTGAAATCGCTATTTCAACAATCGCTAATTTGTCCGCTGCTCTAGCATTTTGTGCATCTGCAATAATGCTGGCTTCTGTGGCGGTACGCCGTATCTCGGGCATAGCGCCACGGGCATATTCGGATATGCCGCTAACTGTATTGATGTCGTTTTCTATGATGTTTGAATAATTGTAAATCTCTGGGCTTACGGGGACTTGAGGCATCGGAACAACAACGTCCTGAAGTGGCTTGTTTTCGTCCACAACGGGGACCAGTCGGCCATCTTCATCGGATTCGAGAGCTTCTCTGCCTTCAGGACCGAAGGAGCGTTCATGATAGAGATATTTTCTCGCATAGCGCTTTCTGTCGTTCATAAGCTGCGAGCGAGTCTTATCTAACTCAAGTTGCAGCGACTCGATTGATTCCAAATCTCCGATTGGATAAAAACGGTCGGGAACGTCGTAATTGCGAAGCATTACAAACGGCTGTCCATACGGGTAAGGCATGGCGAGAGGGTCGATAAGAAACTCGTTTGAGTTCTCTGCGTACACTGCCAGCGTATTCGCAGAAATATCATAGAATTCCCAGATAGTTACTTGATCTCCAAGAAATTCATTTCGGTTATCCGAGTAATCGCTTGAATTGGTGTATCCACCATCGGCTGAAAGACGTTTCCTTGCAGAAGGTTTATACCTTTGATCTGCTTGGGCTTCTTCTAATGGACGCACAAGTCTTTGTGCGATCCATTTAGCGTCTTCCATGCAAGTAGCTGCTGGGTCAACAAACACATCAAAGGGCGATATACGTTCCACAAACGGCTGGTCTTCAACGACACGCATAATGGTTGAAGGAACGTTCGCCATGAGGTCTTCGTCGGTCGGTAAATCACCTGCTAAATCAGGCGATTCCATCGCAAATTGATCTACTTCATCAATAGCTTGAGCAATTAAATCATCACGTTCAGCTTCAGTAACTGATTGTTCTTGTTCAACAAACTTCCAACCAACCTTTACCCAGCCATGACCAAAGATAAGAAAATCTTTGACGGCAGTACGGAAAGGTGTTCGGAAGTCGTGATGTTTCCAAAGATAGTTAGCCACAGCTTCAACGAACGCTGCACGATCATTGTTTTCTGGATCTGTAGCTTGCACCACAATCTTTGGGTAATTAACAGCCACACTTGGCGCTATCACGTTAATAGTGCTAAACGCCAAGTTGACAGCAATTAGATCATGTTTAGTTGAAGTTGTAGACGGCCAGTGTTTTCCACGGTAAAGATCGGAAAGTCTTCGCCAAGTAGCTTCAAAGTTTTCTTGATCTCGCCAACGACGGCATTTATCAATTCTCTCAATGTAATCTTCGAGCGTTTCTTGACGAGTTTTCCGAGCCATTTCTAAAACTGTGCTTTCTCTGGCAGCTTTTCTATATTGCGACCTGAAGCTTTAGCCTCAGCAAACACTTTGGCTTCACGTTCACGTTTGGTTAAACCCTGCTCATCACGGGGAAGAGTTGATTGAAACCCTTGCCCCGTGGAAACAGTTATTGACTTTAAGCGCAAATGACGTTCGTAAAGTTCTTTAAGTTCTGTTACAGGAACAGACTTTCGTCGTGCCAGAACGTATTCAGTGAACTCTTCAAATGTCGCACCGTCAGGGATGACGGCCATTTTCAGCCAGCGTCGTGACCGCGGAGGTCAGGCTGACGGCCTGGTTCCACTTTGCCAGTCGTACCATGCTGGTTTTCAGGGGTTTCCCGAACGCTGGTTTGACCGTAACCGCCAGTTTGACTGGCGTATTTGCCTGCATCCATGCGTTGTTTAGGAGATTGTCCGCCTCCTGGTTCCCAGATTGGGTTAGCCGAAACGCTGGAACCACGTTCCATTTTTGCGTTCTTGCCCTTTGCCCCATCAACGGTTTGTGTACCGCTGGTGTGGGAAACAAATTTAGCCATTACAGCCCTTCCTTGTAGAACATGCTCTATAGGGTGTTTACCGTGTCCCACGAACTGTATACGAACCTATGTTATATGGCGAGGATGCCTCAGGAACATTGCCTAAACGGGCAAACCAATCAACAGTCCAATAGTCATCTACCTCAGGTGCGTATTCAGGTTCATAAGCGTATTTACGCATCTGGTTAGCTAAAGCTAAAGCCATTACACGGTCATCATAGGGAGAACCAGACATAGACCCTCGGTCGTTTCGCACATAAGTGCGTAACTCCCCGACAGTGTTTCGATCATTTATTTGCAACTCGTTATTTCGCAAAGCTGAACTTAAATCGTCAATCATTAATGGTTTAGAAGTACGGGTGGTTTTCCAGCCGTACTCTTGGCTAATCCTGTTGTTGACGTTGTTTAGTTGCCGTTTCCTGAAAAGGTTTGGGTAACCCAAGTGTCGTAGTTCTGTGATCGTTGTAAGTCCGTGGTTGTTTGATTCCACACAGCACAAAGCATTGCGGTACCACATTCCCACAGACATCACTTCTTCAGCTAAAAGATCTGGTGCTATATGACCATGCCAGATCGCTGACTGGTTTCCAGTCCCAACATTAAGAACTTGGATAACGCTGTAGTCCCCGTGACCAAGCCCCTCCGCTGTATCCACACCCATCACATAGGCGCTACGAGATTCTGGAGGTTCCCAAACTTCAAAACTCATGTTCTGAACTCTATAGCTGAACCGTTTCGGTGTAAGTAACCAGTCTCACCAAACGTTGTGTGCTTACCCATTTCTTCCAAAATATCGAGGTCAAAAACAGGATTACCCGACTTAACGAACGCCTCTTCGGGCGTTGTCGGGTACTCCTGAGCAAGCTGCCACGGCAGCATTGACTCAACCTTCTCTTGATACCAAGAGTCGCCTCTGTCTTCAGTTGCGGACCAAGGGTAAAACATTGGTTCAAATTTGTTAGAACCTGTGCTGGCACCTACCCATAGGTGATGAAAAAAGTTTCCAGAACCGTTAGCAGTAGAAAGCCCAATGATGCGGCCTCCCACATCGGCTACGGGTTCTATCGAAGCCCATGCTTCTTCTGGGTTTGGAAGGAAAGCCCATTCGTCAACAACGATAAGTGTTGCTGATTCACCACGGGCAGGATCTGAAGCCGAAGGCATTGACGTAATCTGGCTTCCGTTGTCGAACCCCATTCTTTGTTGGTGCTCAACCAAAGACTTAGGTCCACGTTCTACCATCCATTTCGGTAAATGTTGATACCCGTACTTACTTTTCCGAAGTAACAGTACGGATTCCCTCTCAGTTCGAGAAAGATCAATAATGTTTTGGTCTGGATGAAAAAACGCCAGCCAGAACTGGTGGGCAGCTACCAGTGTGCTCCACCCAATTTGTCTTGCTTTTAACGTAAGCGAATATCTATGAGCGGCCCAGTGTTCGATAGCTTCTTCCTGAGCCTGACGTAACCCAAAAAGGATACGACCATGAGCAGGGTGAGCAATGTGCCAATAGTTCTGTAAAAAATAGCTCTCATCTCTAACACATTTCCGCCATTCAGCTTCTTGTTTGAGTTCAACTAACCTTGAGTTCATGATCACCAACCATTATTGGTACGTCCCAGAGGCGCTAACCCCACAGCAGTGCGACGATATACAACGCCGAGGGGATTCGATTCAGGAAGACTCGGGTTTCCACTTCGGGGAAGACCCGAGTCAACGCAATTCAAGAATCGCTTGGATTTACGATGACGAACCCAGTGAAACAATTTGTGCTTGGATGCGTCAAGCAAACAAAGAAGCAGGCTGGTACTACGACCTAGAAATACCAGAAGCCATTCAATACACGAAGTACTCGCCTGGAGAATACTACGACTGGCATATTGACGGAAACTCTGACCAACATGCCGCTCGTCGTTTGATGAAGGAAATTGCGCCCCCGATTCCACTGAATATGACACCGTTTCCCCAGTTTCAAGGCACCGTCCGAAAACTTTCAGCAACTGTCAACCTTTCCGATCCCCAAGACTACACAGGAGGAGAACTTCAACTGAGATGCTACGACCAAATGCATCTCTTCAACGATTGTCCCAGAGGGTCGATTGTTGTATTCCCTAGTTTCATAGAACATCGGGTTAGCCCAGTCGAATCAGGGGAACGATGTAGCGCAGTTGTTTGGTACAACGGCTACCCATTTCGTTAGCAACCCATATCCCGACGTAACTGCTCCCACACAGTCCACTGCGATTCAGTCCACGTATGGTCAATCGTGTTATACAACTGTGAGCACTGCGGCCCGTAGCCAGGAACAAGATCGGTTCGCACCGTAGGTGCAGGCTCTGGATCATCACTAGACCAAAGCATCGTCACACCGCTAATTGCAGCAATTAAGGCAACCACAGCAGCCGTAATAGCTTTAATAATCTTCTTAATTGACTCTGACCAAATATCTGCTTTCTCTGCTACATCTTCTATCGACATAATCCCCCACCTTTAACGATTACCTTCCCCACGACGGCCACGATTCTTTTTAGAACTCTCAAATTTAATAGTTCCATCAGGTTGATGCGAAGCATCACGGCCAGTCAGCTTCACCCCTGCACGTTGGGCTGCTCTCCGAGCAGCATTTGCTTCCACACGCTTCTGAACTTGCTCAGGGCGCTTATTAATTCTTTTATCTGTCCTAGCTTTCACTCTGCGAGCGGCAGGGTTATCTGCGTAATAACGCGCAGATTCCCCTTTTTGGGCATAGGACTTAGGTCTTGGAGCCATTACTGACAACTTTCACAAATATCAGGGTTGTCTACCCCACACTCCAACGGAGTGTCATCCAAAAACGGGTCAGTTAGCAGATCAGGACGCTCTCCCATTTCTTCTAACTGCATCCACATACCATCATCACGCAAATCTTGTAGCTCACTCACCTTGAAGCTCCGCCACAAGCTCTTCTAACTCTGCAGCAAGCTCAATATCACTCAAACCAGACGCATCACGCTGATCATCGACCATTACACGACGCTTCGGAGTGAACTTGTCAATGTATTGCAAATACAATGCGGCAGCTTTTACATCACCCTGTGCAGCTTGTCTGTACAACGCATCAACAACCGACTGTGTACGTTCAGGGTGGACGTTAAGTTCAGCCGCCCTACGGTCCCACTCACGGACAAAACGAGAATCAGCTTTCCAACGACGAACAGTCCGATCATTCAACCCACGCTCAGCACACCACTCCTTCTGAGTAGCAGGCTCACGAACCTCCGACAACAACCAATCCAAAAACTCACCCCACTGCTCAGGCATAACCTTCTCACCCGAATCAGGATCAGTCTTCCAACCTCGTCCACCACCATTTTGCGGCATCGCAACCTCCTACAGTTATATACCCAATGTCCCACAAAAAAGTGGGACACCCTTGTATACCTTAAAAGGGGGGGATGGGTGAAATGCCTTGAAGCATTTCACCCATCCCCCACCCTCCCCCCTTATTGTATCCATCACACACCCCAAAGGATACAACCCAAGGAAAGAAACCAAGAAAAAAACTCTCTTCCGCCTCCCCCGTTCCAAAAAACACCACGCACTGGATATTGATATCTATACATATGCAACGGCGCAAGCCCCACCCCCCAAGGGGGTGCCCCCTGCACCTCGGATAGTGAAAATGGGTTGCCCTGGGCGCAACCATGCTTTCTTTTTCTGGGTCGCCTTGGGTCGGTTCCTGGTCGGGGTCGGTCGGTCGTGGTCGGGGCATGGTCGGGCAGTCCGTAACCGTTCAGAGTGTCGGCGTGTCTGTGATCCGTTGCCAATTTCTAACAGTGTTAGAAATAGGGGCTGTCG